ATGAGAGTATAATGAAATTGTTGCCTAGGAGCGGAGTAATTAACCGCGCCGAAAAGGGAGTAGCCTTGCTTCCCTGGCAACACACAAACAAGGCACTAGCGAAAGGCAGTTAGAAATATGTTTTCTAAGAACCCCGATTCCAGCGGCATCTACAAAATCATCTGCACGCCCACAGGCAAAATTTACATTGGAAGCGCTATTAACTTGCGCAATCGGTGGAATGAACACCTCAAAGGGCTTCGGCACAACGCCCACGGAAACTCCAAACTCCAGCGCGCCTGGAATAAGTATGGGGAGGAAGCATTCGTCTTTGAAGTCCTTGAACTGGTGCTTTTCCCTGATCTCTTGACTGCTCGCGAGCAGTACTGGTTCAACAAAATGCAACCCTTTGACGAAAAAGGCTTTAATCTTGCTCGCGTAGCTGGATCTAGCCTGGGAAGAAAATATTCCCAAGCTACTCTTGAGAAGATGAGCAATTCTCATCGTGGGCAACCCAGTGCTTTTCGTGGACGGAAGCATTCCCCCGAATCCCTTGAAGAGATGAGCAATTCTCATCGTGGGCGCGTTCCGCCTAATCGAGGCCAACACTACTCTCCTGAAATCCGCGAAAGAATGAGATCTGCTGCTGCCAATAGGATGAAAACGCTTATTTTTACAGATCCAGATGGAACTGAGTACACAGTGACAGGCATCGGGCAGTTCTGCAAAGAGCATCACCTTATTAAGCATCACATCATGGAGGTAGCCAACGGCGAGTGCAAGCAGCACCATGGCTGGACCGCCCGCTACCCCGAAGCGGATGCTGTTTAGTGCCATGCCTGTATCTCCTTTTAACTCGTCTGCTGGACCTCGAACCGATAAAGTCCGCCAATATCGCTCCACAATTCGCCATTTACCAGGGAGTCCACATGCAAGGGTGACTCCCTGTAGCACGCACCCACGAATCCACCTACCACCGTCCCCGCCGTTCGCTTGAGCAGCGCATCAATCTCATTTGCGGCACTAGCGATAGCTTGCATATTGTTCGCTGGCCCGGTTGCTTTGACCATGTACAGCGGCCTTGACAGCAAGCGATAGGCATTGAACGTCAATGTGTCGTTGCCAACTGATTGCGTCCCGAAAATCACATACGGCGTCGCCAGCGGATTGCCATTGCCGTCCAGTGGAGGTGCTAGCGCCCGCCAGACGCCGCCCGGTGCTAGTCCCGCAAGAGTGCTATCTCCTGCAAGTACGCCGTTCAGCCATTGGATGGCAATGACAATCTCGTGGACTGCTGTCATTTCAGTTTGCTCTCCAGTGCGCCTAGCGCCGCTTCAAACGACGGCGCAACCGCATCGATAGCAGGCTCCCAGAACGGCTGCGCTGGCTGAAATCTGGTCCCGTAATTCACATACACCGCGTAATTCGCCCCTACTGCTGCATAAGCTGTGTATTGATCACTTGGCGCTGCCACCTCTGGCAAGAGATACGAGTCGCCCTGCGGGGCCCCCGCATTGCCATAGGTGCTCGTGTCGGATGTGACCACGTATATCGAATTTTTCATAAATCCGGTATCCACGGCTGCTCTGCTTGCCGCTTGCCCCTGCAAATCAAGAGCGGTTTTTTTTACAATCTGGCTCAAGATTGGGCCGAACTGTGCAGCCAATTCAGGAAAGCGGTTGTAGCCTGCCATCAGCGAACCTCCGCGCATATAACCGGGAGCAGACCAGGGATACTATGTGGATCAAGTAGCGCGTGAACCTCCAGCGTTTGTCCTTCAATCACGCAATGGTCCTGCTCTCGCACCGATGTACCCCAAGGCAACATCACCGTCCAGGCCGCTTTGTCGGATATTTTGAACGCAAAATTCGAGAGCTCGCCCGCGCTCGGTTGCCGCATGCCTGCCACCGTCGTGACAACCGTTGCCCATGCCTCCGTGAATGTGCCCATGCCATCACTCGTGCGCGTCTTGCGCTGGATGACGCAGGTCTTGTCACAGACGGCAGCAACGAGGTCCGCCTGTATTTGCAATAGCTCTGCTGTTGGTATTGCTGGCATGCTTACACAACCTCCGTGCGTGCTATACTGAGCGCATGATACCGATAGAGATTTTTATACTGAAAAGGCGATCGCCTGCTTTGCAGCGTGCCCTTCAATCGGATAGAGACGCCGTGTGGCGCTTGCTGTCCGATCACGTTCAGTCTCGGTTTGGCTACTTCCCACAAGGCGCGCATCACTGCGAACGATGTGACAAGATCACCTACCCCACACTGAAATCTCCCTACAATAACTTCCATCCAGGATGGTGCATTGATTGCGTGCTCGCTGCCTTTCTCTCGCATGAGCAACAGATTGATCAAGACTTCGTGCCACGTTTGACATGCTCGTGGATGGTGCAATACCATGTTTATTGGGGCGGCCATTAATATACCCCACTCATGCCGCTCGCACCGTCACCGCCGCCGAGTATAGGCACATTCTTGCTATCCAGAACTGGCATCACATCACGCCTGACCATCTTCGTCATGCGCGGTTTCGCTTTGCGCCGGTACTGATCGGCAAGTTTCATCTTTGCCTGCATCATTTGGCTTCGGTGTAGCGACTGGCCATCGACGGTCATGTCATACGCCCCGGTCATGGTTGCCGACCAGAAGTCGAGCATTTCAGCCGCTGCCAGGTTCAGATCATAGACTTTGCCAGTAGCCCACACGGGCGGGTACTGGCCTGGAAATGTGCCATTGGCGAAGAGGTCAGCCAGACTGCTTTCCTCAAAGGACCAATGCCCTACAATGAGATCGGAGACAGTTGGCGTCAGCACAACCCAGGCCGTGCGCGTGCTGGTGCTATTGCCTTGCAGAATTACGTCTCCTTCCCACCAGGAAAAATCCGAGTAATAATCTGCAAAGATCATGCTCGGCACGTTGTTGGTACTTGCCGCATTCACAATGGCTGGAGCCATCTTGAGCGGTTCGTACCACACGTCATCTCTCAACTCATCTAATTTTTCCTGGAGAGTTTGATCGTCAAACTGCTGGTTTACGCCTGCCGGGTCTGCGATCATCAGCCTGCACTTCGCTATCAGGCTCGCCATTGTGCTGCGTACTGGCATCGTGTTGCTCGCTCTTCTGTGCTAAAAGTTGCCTGACCAGCGCTTCTAACTGATCGATCCTGGCCTGCATGGCAATCTCGTTGGAGGCCGTCTGCACTTCCGCCTGAACCAGTGCGTGGGCGTGGGCCTGCTCGTCTTCGCGTCTCGGATCGGCAATTGGCATCCAGCCATCAGCGATAAGGCGCTTGAAGTGCGCCTCCATCTGTTTAGCAGGCACGTAGACCGGCGGCGCATCGTGCGGTGCCTGTAGCCAGCGCCCATCCGGTGCCATTGGTGTGAGTGGCATACATCCTCCTTAAATCAAGGGTGCGGGCGGCAAGAGCACAGCCCAAATTTTGCCCGTGAAGCCTGACGAGAAATCGATATTCAAACTGCCATCCGCCTGCGCAAAACGCATTGGATCGAATGGCCCGATAAAAGCGGTGCCAGTCGTCGCGCTCAGGTTGCCAGTGGTGTAATCCCCGATGCCAGAGCGCATTGCGGCGCCCGGTGTCACACCACCACCTACGCCCTTGCGCACGATCACTGTCTGCGTGGTGCCGGCGGTATTCGTGACGTAGAGGAACAAGCCCTCGGACCCAAGGGCAGACGGCATAGCGCCACTCGCAAGGACAACATTCATGCCGTTTGCCTGGTCAACGCTCGTTCCTACATCGTTAAGATCAGCGCCGCTCGTAAACGTTGCAAGCGGCAAATTTGTTCGTGCCATGTCTACCTCCTATGGATGCTGCAAGTACGCAACGGCAATCTGAGCGGGGCGAATGGTCTTTGCGCCATAGAGGCACAGGCCTTTCACGGCGTCGGAAAATTTGTCAGGCGGGCGGAATGCTTCCACCTGATTGAGTCCCTCGGCCTTCGTGAGCGCCATGCTATGGCCTGCAAGAATCACGTCCTGTGACCCGGCGATGCCAGCAGTGCCGCCCAAATGAGGCGCATTGACGCTCTGGTACACGTCCATGCCATCAATCTCGCCAACGAAGCCATCAACAGCCTTGCCACCAGATGCGTCGAGTTCGCCAGACATGATGGTTGCGCGCCCTGCGGCGGTATTGAAGCTGGTGAAACGCGGATCTTGCTTGAGGAGGGAAGCAATCCAGGGCGGTCCGACAACCCAGCGGCCCTGCTCAGGCGTCAGGGATTGCGTCAGGAGTTGGGAGAGCAAGACAAGGTAGTCGTAAACGTTGGTCCCGGCGCCAATCTTGTCATAGGTCGGCTTGTCAGGCGTCACGAAGGAGCCAGATGAGCCAATCAGGTTAGCCGCAGGGGCATCGGAGTAGAAGCCAGCATAGTACTGGTCCATCGTGTCCTTCATTTTGTACGCAGCCCATAGCATGGCCCGGCCCATGATTTTGGGGTTTTGTTGGGCCTTATCGACATCATCGATAGCAAAATTATAGTACTTCGCTTGCGAAATCGTTAATGTCGTTTGTGCATCTGAAAGGCTCTGGGGCGCGTTGATTACCGTGTCTTTGGCATACGAGGAGATGGTGATGTCACCGAACGCGTTGATACGCACGGTGTCACCCATGTCTCTGATTTCCAGATGTTACCGTAGCGGCTCTTTATCCGCTACTTCTTCGGATTTCTCCGAAGGCCAGACTATCTCACCATCCCGCCTTGGGATGCCGCGCACTCGTGGGGCTTTACTGTCCGTTCTGGACTCCCTACCCTAGTCGTTGAACCTTCCTATTATTCCTAACAGGCTTGGCTGCGGATTACCATGCACTCTCGTGTTTAGGCTTCCCGACAGTTCACGCGGTTTAGCGAGGGCAAAATCACTTACCCTCGTAGTCCCGGTTGAACAGATTGCCGTAGACGAGCGTCTTCTGCAATTGCACCAGGAGTTCACCAGACCATATTTCCGGTATAAAATGGGATAGGCTCAATTCGGGCCTCCATCATCCCCTACACAACATCGGATCTTGCCCGGTGCTGAGCACGAGATACAAAGACTATCTATCGTTCGTTTTACAGTTTTCCGCTAGATGTCATTTATCATCAATTCTGCCCGGTTTCCCAGATAACTTGCCACGCTGCCAAGCGCGTTCATCGGATCAGCTTTCTCATATAATCTGGCGCGGCAGTGCAACACATGAGCTACGCCAGTTAGCAGATCAGCTTACCACNCCTCTTTGCAGTCGTGCGCCAATTTATGCTTTGCAAAAAGCAAGCCGCTCCAGCAGCGATTTCTGCGACCTACGCGCCATATATCGCGAGAAAATTTGCCCATTTGAGCACACCTGGCAAGGTCTGAATAGATGAGACAAAATGCCACGCCATTTTATGGAAGAAGCCAATCTGCTGAAAGCGCTTTGCAGGCCAATCGCGCCACGTTTTATGGCACAAAAGCGCCAGAAATCCTGATAAATGACACTAGAACCGATACGAGTGCTGTGCTTTCCAGTTCAGGATCGCCGTTCGCCTGTCTGGCGAGAGCGACTCCCAAGGAATCTTGCCGCCTAGCACATCGTTGACGTACTGCTGCGTAATCTCCGTGTTGTTTGACGTTTGCGACTGCGCCGGGCTTGTGGCTCCGCCAGCGGTGGGCGCTTGCGTGGGCTTGCTCACAAGGTACGGTTTCGCTTTCGCCAACTTCGTCAGCAACTCTTTGAGATTATTGGGCATGCCGTCGTCATCGTAAGTAATCTCTGACCAGTCGAGCAATCGGGACGCGTCCGAGAGATCCGCGAAGTGCATTTGCGCCGCTTGCAGGCGTACCTCAGTGGATATTTTGTACTCCTGGTGCGCGCGGACCGCATCATCTTTCTCTTTCTGGAGTTCGGCGAGCTGCTTCTCCTTTTTCTGAACGGCAAGCGCTTGCTTTTCGTCCGCTGAGAGCTTTTCGGCTTCGATCTGGTCTTTGAATGCCTTGAGATCTGCAAGCGTCGCTTCGGAATCTTTCAGCCTCTTGCGGAGATTGGCAGATTCAGAGCGGATTTTCCTTGCTTCCTCAAGAGAGAGCGATTGTTCTTCGTGACTTTCGCCCGCAGGGGGTTCTGTCGTAGTTGTTGTAGCCGCAACGGGCTGGAGTGTTGGCTCAGCTTCGCCCGCCTGGGGTTCTGCTGGCGTCTCGTTTTCTTTCTCTGTTGTCATTTAAGTATAAGCTATCCTTCATCGTATCGTCAAGTGTCGTCAACCTTCTTGACTGAGAGTATTGTCAAGCTGCTTGACGGGTTATCCACACTATTGGGTCATGCGCTGGAGTGATTCGGGAATATCCTCTTGCTTTACGCCCATCTGCCCATAGAGTGATTTCAGTTTGCGCGCCGCAGCCTTCTTGTTCGCCGGGGATGTTTTCGTTTGCATCAGCCGGGCAACGGCATTATGAACGGCGTTCGCGTTGATTGTGCCATCTGGTTCCGCAACGGGTAAATGACAGAGTGCCTGAATCTTCTCTTTTCCGGCAGGGTTGTCGTCAATCAAGCAAGATTTGCAATAGCTTGCACTATCTGGCCATCTACTAGCGCTTCCATCCCATGCTTTATCTGTGAATGCCATAGCCTTGCCCTCCCTGTATGCGTACTCGCTTAACGATCTCCGTTGCGAACAATTCCAGCAGCGCCGATACATGCACATGCACATCCTCGCCCGCAGGAGTGCGGCAGGCTACCAGGATGTCACCCGATGGCTGATACAGCACCTTGACTGGCCTGCCTGCCATGGCGGTCATCTGCGGCGGTTGTGTGAGTGATTCTTGTTCTTTGTGTGACATGTTACTGGCCTTTCTTCTGATGTTTCTGTGGTGGCCACGGCAGACCAAAGTCTCTCCGTTTGATTGCCCATTCCATAATTTCACTGTCATAACAAGAATTTATCGCTTAACAGGCCAAGATAAGCCCATATCTTTTCTTTTGATTTTTGCCATTCTTCCATCAGGATGGTGCCAAACAATTCCCTCAATCACATTGCGGCTCAGATAATCCTTCATCGCATCGAATGTGCGCGGTTCTTTGGCTAGCCAATAAGAAAGAGCCTTTTCTTCGGAAATCGCGAGCATCACACATACACATTTCTCCCAGATCTTTCGATTGGGCGTTTTGTATCGCATGACCTCGCCAGTGATGTGATAGATATTGATTGGCGTTCCCTGTTCGCGGAGTATCCGGCGCGCAACAAGGATCGCGCAATTCGGCTCGTGTGTAACAGGTTCCTCATAATCAGCCACAATCTTTCGGTTGTCGCCGTAAGGAATTTCGGTTGAGTTGCAATGAACGCATTCATATCCCATATCGTCAGATGGCACGAAGCCCATCGCAACCTGCTCGACGATATAGGCGATCTCTTCTTGCTGGTTCAATGCAGTTTGCTCCGCTCGATATCGCGTATCATCTCCAGTTGCTGCTTGATCTGCTTGCGTGATTGCAGCCACTGCTTACACAGTTCATTCATGTGTTGCTCTCCTATGCCTTGTGTAAGCGTCAAACCAGGGGCGATCAGTACATTGACAATCACGCCAGCATCGGTGATTTGGAACTGCGTCGATGGGAACGTCGGTTGCGGCGGCGCTTCCGGCTCGCCTACGAGCTTGAGTTTATCGGTCATATTGGCTCCCTCATAAAGGTGTTGTCGTCGCCTGTGATAATCATTGATCCCCGCACGCTTCCCTGGATTGACACTGGTCCCGTTACTGCCCACTTTGGCGGATGTGCGTATGGATGAACCGATTTCCAGATATCGCGAATATAGCGCGCATCGTCGAGTGCATTGTGTGCTGTTCCTTGCTGTGGAACTGTCGCATAGAGCGCGTCGTCGGATATGCCCGCCTCGTCGAGAAGATACTGGACATCACGAATATCACGACGATTCATGTGAAACTACTTTTCGGGATTCGATATACAAGGCTGCATCCCTCAGTCTCTCAGGATCATCAGAGAAATATCCAAGTCCAATATTGCAACGCTCACACAAGAGTCCTCGGACATTCTCCGTTTCGTGATCATGATCTACGTGTATGCGCTTTGTTAATTGGATCTTGCAGATAGCACAACATCCATGCTGAGCATCTAACATGCGAATGTAACTCTGCTCGTCAATTCCAAGCCGCGCTTTAAGCCTATAGACTCTTTGATTTGTGAGTCCACTTGTGCGCACCTTATTGCGATACCGAGTCTTTGTGGCTCTGATGGCGTCAGTAATAGGCGGGTAGCCCTTACGCTCGATTGTCTCGTGGGCATGCCTACGTTCACATTCTTTGCATATAGAACGGCTCTTTCCGCTCACTGTTCTCCTTGACTTTTGCGATCCACACACGCCACAAATCAGCACTTTCGCATTTTTGCAGTTCCTACATTGAGCCAGCAAGCCATCTTTTGCCCTGTTATGGACCTGGAAATATCCGCTTGTGGCAGGGAACAATTCATCGCATTTTACGCATCGCTTTTCGGGGATGTTGCCATTTTCGGCATGAGGTGATAAGGTAGTCACGATAGACCTCCAGCATAGGTTTATCCACGGCTCAGGATGTTTGTAGCATCGCTGGGCCACAACAATATTTGTACGCCCATTATAGCATGAATTGGCTTGTAGAGCAACTTTAGACACTATTTTTGACTCCTATTGCCAGCAATCGTTCTTCATAATATATCCCCACAGTTTCTTTAGGTGTTTGGCATCCGCTAATGCATTGTGCAATCCATCTTCTTGTGTCGGCAGTTCCTCATCAGAGATACCGCGTTCATCTAATATTTGCTGAAACTCTTTGATGTGATGCGGCCACCCCTGCGGCAGGTCCATCATCGTGCCAAAGAGTTGGCAGAGCGCCACGAAGTCATAGCCTGCGCACCAGCCCCACAACTCAAAACCATCGCTCGGATTGAAGAAGCTAGCGACCTCATGCATCATCTGCTTGCGAGTTCGCCATGGACAGTCAGAGTAAGTGCCGGGAGTGTCTTCAATGTGATCAGTAAAGGTGCATTGCCCTCCCTCGTGTGCATAGATCCCCCTCACATTCCCCGATACGTTAGGGCACACAAGCAGCGATCCGAACACATGCTCTTGCACCCAAGGGGATGCCTTGTCAGGATCAAACTCGCATGACTGTAGGTACAGTTCTCTGTCATCCGAGCACACAATCCCGATACTGATCAAGTCAATGGTTGATCCTGTATCTATGAATTCTGTGTCCAAGAAATATTTATCCATTCGTCACCTCGCATTCGCATAATATTGCTGTGCCTGCTTCGCACCGAGCACTTCTTTCAGGCTCTTTTCTCGTCGGTAGCCACCCCAGTTGGGATCATGGCCGTGGTAGACAAGATCACTAAGCTGGAGTGACCCGTCATTATAGGCGGCTAGCTTGCTTGGGCCAAGGACCTGCAATTGTGTCGCTTCGTCCTGCTGGTCAAACCAGTCAGAGGCAGGCGGCATGTCTAAACTGGCCTCGTCTATGCTGCTTCCATCTAAGCCGGCGCCACTCATGATGTCTGACCACGAGCGAGTGACAGGAAGTGGACTGCACCTGCAATTACAATGAGACTCAAATGGTTCTCCTACATCAAATTCCTGCCCATCCATCGCCAAACACATACCACATGTACGCGAACTATTAGAGCATGTCCACCGCCATTTACCGCATATATCACTATTTGCCTGATAAGTAGAAATTGATGCGTCGCGATAACTGCGCAACATCTCAGTACGGCTAATCGTCAGTGCTCTATTGCGCGACACACCTAACGCCTGCTGCACAGAACTGGCAACCTTGCGCGGATTGTCGCCCAATATCAGCCCATTCACTAGCGCTTGCTCGGCTTTTTGCGCCGCTTCTCTGCCAAATCCCTCAAACAAATCTGCCAACGGACTGCCTGATTGTGTCGCGCCCACAAGGTTGACAATCGCCTGCGGATCAGCCACGCCGAACGTCCACTTTACCCCATTCGGCAATGTCGCATGCAGCATCTCATGCGCCGCCATCTCGCCTGTCTGCACAGCCCATCGCTGGAGTTGCCCGACCGTCATGCGCGCCATCTCGCCAAAGTGGCTGATCTGCGTTTCGATCAGCGTCTTGATATTCTCCAGACGTTGCGCCTCATACAGCCAGTGCAGCGGTATCTTCTCGCCATTGCCCATCGCGTCAGTCATCTCATCGTACAGTTTGTTGAGAGTAGGCTGAATGTTGTTGCTCAGCGTGTGGGCGTAGAAGTGCTCTAGCGCCTGCTCTGCCTGCTTCTCGCGTGCGGCAAGTTGCGCTCTGTAGTGATCGATGACGTGATGGATTTTGCCTTTAGCCATGATTCACCAACTCAGGATTTTCGTAGAGATTGCCGATAACTTCCAGTGAATCGGTACGAGAAAAAAGGGTAACTTCTTTGCCATCACTCACAAGAAGCAACGAGACTTTAGATGTGGCAAAGCCAGTTTCTACGAACAGGCATGGCATATCACCCTCGCGCACGATATCGCCCTCGTAGATCTCTTTGCCGTTCTTATCGAGCAGGCCAGTGAACTGTATGAGAATAAAATCATCGTCTTTCTTCCCCAGAACCTTTCCATCTTCCTGAACGATAACCACCTGCCCACTCAAGAAACCAGCACAGGCATATATTTTCTTTTCTTGTTTGTGCCACGCACGAAACTTAATCTCTCTCATCGCTCACCTGCCTCCTCTGGCCATGTGGTCATATCAGGGATCTTGCCCATATCGCCATGCGCTGTCGTGAGCGTGTGGGTGGCAACATGACAGGCAAAATCATAGGCGCGTTGGGCAATGAGAGGCTCAATCTTATGGATATTCAGATCAACCAAACTGTCAGGCTTCAATCCGAATTCAGCATAAAGCTGCCGAATCCTGTCACGAATATCGCATGCCAACAATTTAGCGAAGCCCGCGAACTGATCGTCTCTGCTCACTGCAAGTCGCCTTTCCGCTTGACTGTTGCACGAAACCCGCACCATTGGCACCATAATTGAGTGTCACCATCTGGATAACAAGGCGGAGCGTAGTGCCAATGATACTTATGCGCCACTCTCATAATGAGCCTATACAGACTGCCCTTTATATTCATCGCTCACCTGCCTTTGTGTTGCCATCACGTAACACTTGCCCTTGTGACATCGCAAACGATATTGTTCCTGTTCGTCGTGCTACTTCCATCATTGGCTCATCCGCTAAAAGCATCCTATGGCACTCCTTGCAGTGATACCAGACGCCTTGCGCAGTCTCCATCCAGGCATCGGTGATATTAAATTTGTGGGGCGCATACGGGCATATAATCTCACTCATACCAATCCTCGCTTCCTGCGTCTGAACGCGGCCCGATGCTGGCGACGTTCGCGCTTGCGCCTCCGACTGGCGCGACTCTCGTAGAGAACAATCGGGATAATGTTCAACCTTCGTTGTGCAGGAGCAGGCAAATGCAACCGCTCAAACAACTCGGCAACATCGCTCATAGTCATATCAACTGGCGTGAACGTATGCTCCCATACGCCCGGCGTGACCTCACGCGACTCCGTGTGGGTCGTTGCTTCCAGCCAGTGCAGCAATGCTTGCTGTTCATCCTCTGTGCGGTTCTCTGGCAGCAACCAATCGATGGACTTCGCCCGCTTCTGCTCCATCACCTTCGCGGCTGGCTGCATGTAGGTATCAATCGCCTGTTTCATGCTGTCTGTGCGCCCTTGCTCACGTTCGCGGAAGTAGGCCATGTCGCGGTCCCAATCCTCTTGTCCATAGGACACGCAGTCATCGATCCATTCGCCATCCAACTCGCGTTTACGGTCTATCTCTGGCAGTTCACCAAAGCCATCCAGGTACTCGCTCATATCGCTTGTTCCTTTACTAATCGCTCTAATGCCTCGCGCTCCTGATTGAGGAATGCCAGCAGGGAGAGAGCCTGTGAGGGCGTATAGACAATCACCTGTGACTGCGTATCGCCCATGCCCTGCACAGCAAGTACCCCATTCTCAAAGGAGACAGTGCCTTCGCCGTAGCTATCCAGCATTCCGTTGTGTTTCTGTTGCGATTGGGTACGTAGCGTCTCGCCAACAATGCGCACCAACTGCTCAAGC